CCGGCAAGCGCTACGAGGATCATCTGCGAGAAGCCGGCTTCAACGTCGAGCCGCCGGTCAAGAACCAGGGCAGGGGCGCTGCGATGATGCGGATCGAGGCGCTGCGAAGGCTGGGATCGCAGATCTGGTGGAACGAGGCGACAACTGAGCCGGGCCGTGACGCCATCGGCTTTTACCACGAGCGCAAGGACGACGTTCGCAATGTCGGGCTCGGGCCGGAGCATGACTGGTCCAGCCACGCGGCGGACGCGCTTGGGCTGATGGCGATCTGTTACCAGGAGCCGGGACGGGCGGGGAGTTTCAACCGAGCGATCCGATATCGGGAGCAGGGATGGGCGTGAGGTTGCCGCCACCTGGTGGATTGCTCGGGGTCTATCTCGGCGGCTGGCGTTAGGCGCCGCTCAAGCGTTCCTTCATTCAAAATCGAGACTTTTGCCTATGTCAAAAATGTCCGCATCCGATCTCAAATCCATGCTCGCCTCCGAGAAGGCCGACGCGCTAGCCGGAATTGCGGCGGCACGCCTGGCGGAGGAGCGCGCCGATGCGATGGACTATTACCTCGGCGATATGCGCAAAGACATGCCGGCGCAGGACGGCCGTTCTCGTGCGGTCTCGACCGATGTCGCCGACATCATCGAAGGCTTGATGCCGTCGCTGATGGATATCTTTGCGGGATCCGACGAAGTCGTTCGGTTCGAGCCGGTGGGGCCCGAGGATGAAGCGGCGGCGCAGCAGGAAACCGATTATGTCAATCACGTCTTCATGCAACAGAATCCCGGGTTCATGGTCCTGTATTCCTTCATCAAGGACGCCCTGCTTTCCAAGGTTGGAATCGTAAAAGTGTGGTGGGAAGAGCGCGAAGAAGAGAGCCGCGAGACCTATTACGATCTCACCGATGATCAGTTCGCGCTATTGGCGCAGGCAGTGATGGAATCCGGCGGCGCGATGAAGATCGTGGCGCATACGGTGCACGATCCGGGCGCGGAAACAGAAAAATTGGAGGCGACAAGCTGATAATGCCGGGGATGTTCCTGGCTATGTCATGAAAGATAGGAAGAGGCCCACGAGAGCAGGACGAAGCCGCCGAGAGCCCAGGCAAGCAAGATCCAATCATTCCGGATCGCTTTTTCCCGGTACAGCCTGCCAACTTCCGTGAGGCTTTTAGAGCGGATACCGTTTGCGTCAGTCACGAAATAACGGTTCAAAACGTAAAAACGCAAATAATCAGGGTATCCCAAGGTCTTGCCTGGCAGGAAGTTGTTGTAGATCAAGCGGATAAAAGTCAGGGTGGGCGCCACAAGAAAAAGAAGTCCGCAAGACCATGCCGCGACGAAGCTGATAGCAAGATAGGGCATCTCGCGGCTTGATCCTTTGAGTTGCTGGCGCGCATCTCCCTCATTATCGTCCTCACTAGCTCTGCAGGCAAGACGCAATACTGTGGTTATGGCCACCTACGCGAGAACTGCGCAGGAATAGCTTTCTGTCCAGCAGCGTGTCGCTTGGTGCAACATCATCAAGGATATGATCGCATGTCGGTCAATGAAAATAGAAATCCCCGACCGCATGGCTATTCGGCATCCCTGCCATTTCTTCGCTTTGGAGGAATCGGCGGGACATACTACCGGAATCCGGGCTCGCCTACGGCTCCCAGGTTCACGCTGACAGGGAGCCTCGGCGCAGGTGGCGCTGGACTGCGTTCGGTCTTCCTGAGGAAGGGAATGACCTCAAGCGATACGCTTGGATATGGCGCGAACGCGCATGTAGGTTTCATGCCGTCCGTGGGCGTCAATCTCAGCATACCGGACGAAGGGCATTCCTCAACCGTGGAATGCGAAGGTATCTGCCATTGAGGCGGGAGCAGGTGTTCCGGGCCTTGCGGGAACCTACACCGCGACGCCCGAACAGATCGCCGATCTTCTGGCCAAGTATGGTTTCGTGGGTCCCGCGATGGGCCCTCAAGACGAACTCTCGCCCTTCGCAAGATCGTTGCAAAGCAGCGTTGGAACCGTCGGCGAAGCCAGCGAGCCGCCGGTCAGCTTCCTGACCCCGCGTGAGCAGAACCAACTCGGTGGTGGGATGTTCGGCTGGAGATCCTCCGTACAAGGGGCCGATCTGCATTGGCCAATGGCGCCGATGCTCCCTCAGGCGCACCCATGACGACTATTGAGACATAGGCTCTCGCGATCGCAAAGATGGCGTCGATTTCGCCGACATCTGTCGTTGATGTGAGGCTCGCTCGTCCTGCTTTCTCAACTCGCCAGATCACGCGTATCTATCAAGGAAACCAGCCATGGCCTCTCGCCCTTTACTTGCTCTGCCGCCTCCGTTGTTTCCCGCGTCTCCGGTCACTCATGACGTCAGCATCGTCACCACGCGGAAACTCGCTCAGGCCAGAGTGCTCGGCGTGCCACCGGAAGAATTCGGCATCGAGCGTGGCGCGCGCAGCATTCGCGACTGCAATTACTGCTTCCACGAGGTCGTTACCAAGACCGAGGGGCAATTGATCGCCGAAGGCTTCGATCAGGAACAGATCAAGTCGCTCGGCGACGCCGCAGGCAATACCAGCGTCGAGAGACTTTCCCGCGACACTGTCGGCGAGACCTTGAGCAGCGGCGCCAGTGGTGTGAATTCGGCGGCGCGGCTGGTGCGCATCACCGAGCATTACGTGCGGATGGATTACGAAGGTAGCGGCCGGCCTGGCCTTTACCAGGTCATTACCGGCGGCGACCAAAGCGAGATCTTGCGCAAGGATGGCCGCGAATGCGTCACGCCGTTCGACGCCATTCCGTTTGCGACGACAACGCCGGTGCCGATGACGCACCGGTTCTTCGGCCGCTCGATCGCCGACCTCGTGATGCCGCTGCAACGGGAGAAAACCGCCCTGAAGCGCGGCGCGCTGGATAATCTCTATCTGCACAATAATCCTCGCGTTGAGGTCGCCGAATCCAACGCCGGGCCGAATACGCTCGATGATCTCCTGGTGTCGCGCCCGGGCGGGGTAGTCCGCACCAAGACCGCGGGCGGGCTGAACTGGCAAGTAGTGCCTGACATCACCACGTCGATCTACCCGATGTTGCAGTATATCGATGCCGAACTGGAGACCCGCAGCGGGTTGGCCCGGCAAAGCCAGGGCATCGACGCCAATGCACTGCAGAACCAATCCGCTACCGCGGTAGCGCAGGTTTTCTCCGCCTCGCAAATGCGCATCAAGCTGATCGCACGCATCATGGCCGAAGGCGTGCGCGATATCTTCGCACTGCTGCACGGCGCGATCCGCAAGCACGGTCAGGTGCAAGAGACGGTGCGGCTGCGCAATGCCTGGGTCCATGTCGATCCGCGCGGCTGGAAAACCCGCGAAGACATGACCATCAATGTGGGCTTAGGCGTGGGCGGAAAAGCGCAGCAATTCGCGCAAGTGATGGCGCTTGCCAATATACAGAAGCAGCTGGTGGCGGGCGGCAAGGCGCATCTGGTCGGCGACCGCGAGCTTTACAACACCGCGGCGGAACTGGCCAAGATCATGGGGCACAGAAATCCCGACCGTTTCTTTTGCGACCCCACCGCCACTAATCCGCAGACCGGCCAATTGCTGAATCCGCCCCTGCCGCCGCCGGCGCCGCCGCCTGATCCAAAGCTGCTGGCGCTGCAGGCAAAGGTTCAGGCCGACCAGGCCGCTGCTGCGAACAAGTCGGAGTTCGAACAGCAGAGGGCGCAAAACGATGCCATCCACCAGCAGGTGAAAACGCATGCCGAAATAGAACTGGCAAAAATCAAGGCCGAGATCGAAACCAGGATGAAACTGCTGGATGCGAATCTGCAGGCAGCGGCCGAGCAGCAGAAGATGCGGCGTTCCCATCCGCCAGGCTCGCGAAAAGCCAGGGACGGCCACCATTATGTTCAGGATCCGAAGCGGCCCGGAAAATTCCTGATGGTGGTTCATCATGATTGATTTTTTGCTGGTTCCTGTGGACCATGAGCCGGATTTCGGGGATGCCTCGCTTATCCCCGTTGACCACGATCCGTTCAACGCGGACGGCATGATTCGGCATGTGCAGACGAAAATGGAAAGTCAGCCGCAACGGCTCGCGGCTGGAGCTGACCTATCCAATGTCGGCGCGCCGGCATCTGCGATTGAACGTCCTTCTGACGAATCGCGCTCGCTCCTTTTAGCAGCGGCAGGAGATAGCTATCCAAGTGCTGATGCAGCGGCTATTGCTGCATTGCAGGATATCAATCCTACCTCGCAGCATTATGGACTGGAGCATGCCGGGCGCATATATCAAAAATGGTTTGGCCTCGGTAGCTACTCATACACGCCACCATCGGTGGGCACCGCATTTTCGTCCTCACCGGGCAGCAGACCAGCGCTACTGCTCCACTCGTTAGGTATCAATGCGGGAACCTATCATACGCACACTCCCGGAACTGATCCTGTGCGTAACGAGGATTATTCCTCCAAGGACAAACAAGATAGTGATTATGAGGGGACACCGTCTTATCTAGGTGCGCCTGGCGGTATCATCTAC